AGTTCTTCAGTTCTAGCTATAGTCAAAGCCCTAGAGAGGTTTCCATCCATATCTTCAGACATATCCCTAGCAATATCTACTGGGTTTCTTCCTAAGGCTGTTCCCTCTATCAATGTGTCAGTAATCTTTAGAATACTCTCGGGATAGGAGTTTACTAACAAGTCATGTAGGGGAGCCCCATTAGAAGTCATACCAATCATATTGATAGTGGATTCAATAGGTAAAGAGCCTAAAGAAACCCCCAGCAAGCTTTCCATAACTGCCTCACCACCTATTGCATTATCTATTTGTCCTGAGATAATTTGATTTTCAGCGTAGGTAGCAAAGCTACTAACTTGGGATTTAGCTTCTGATAAAAACTCTCTATAGAGTTCAGTCTTATATAATTGATTTCTACTAGGTACAGCTATTTCAGCCAAAGACTGTATCTTACTGTCTAGGCTATTTACTACCATACCCCATTTATCAGCTAAGAGAGCAAAAGTTTCACTCTCTTGGTCTGACATTTGATTTAGGAAGTATTCTAGGAAGTCTTGAGCATCTTCCTGATAACCCACTACTGACCTCTATTGAATCCCATCAAGGCAGTAGCTAGGTCATTCTTACTAGAAGCATCAGCCTTAGCCTTTCCTTCCATAGCCCCCTCAATTTCCTCATCACTAAACCCTGCAAGTTTCATAGCACTATCTAAACTCATACCAGCATCTACAAAGGTCTTTACAGTCTGAGCTTGCTCATCAACTGATACTGGGAAAGGCTCCTGTAGTCTAATTGAGTGGTCAAAGTCTCCATTCTCATAGTTACCTACATTACTGAAGATATTCATAAACTTACCTATAGTCAGTGCCATCTCATCTAGTCTTACTAAGCCTTGTAGGAAGTTCTCTTGAGCTTCAGTAGCCCTATCTAGTGCTGCAGCAAGTAATAGCTTGATAGCCTTCCCACTCATATTTCCATCTTTCATCTCGTAGTAATTCAGTTCAGGCAAGTCAGCTCTAAGCTCATCCATCATAGCATTGAGGATAGCTAGGGCAGAATTGTAGTCAATAGGTGGAATTAGAGTCTCTAGTGTACTTACCCCGGGCATATAGATAATTGAATTGTCATTTATCTCTAAGTCATTAGAAGGTGATGTGCTAGGTGTAGCAGTCTTTACTTTAGGTGCTGGTAGGGGTCTACCCATAGCATCCTGAGAGTTAGCACTTGCTACCCAAAGAGGCTTATTGAAGCGGAATAACATCTGAGCCAGTCTAGTAGCTTCTCTGTTAGCTTCATCAAGCTTATCAAGAGCGTGTTCTGTGCAAGCTACTCCTCTAAGCTTCCCTACATCCCTAAACTTAACATGGATGAATGGCAGGAAGTCTATACCAAACTCTGCTAGGAAGCCATAAGTTTTAGGCTCACCCAACTGGTCTAGTGGAGTACTAGAGTCAAAGTTAGTTACCCAAGTTGAATAGTAACCACCTTCTTTAGACCAGTACTCAGTATAGTTCATGGTTCTATCATCAACTTCTATCTTAGTATCAATCCTAATCTCTAGGACATTCCCTCGAGCATCCACCTCGAAGTCAGTAACCTGAGAAGGCTCAATTACTGTTGCAAAGATTTTATCTTTACTAGTTACAAGTTTCCAGAAGTGGTCTCCGTAGAGAGCTAAGTTTCTGGAAGCTAATTGTTTTACTGCTGAGAAGTTAGACCACTTGAAGAATTGCTCTAGTGGTTCTATGATAGCTTCATGGTCTGTAACTACTTCAGGGGCACTGGGACAAATCTTCTGAGCATAAAACTCTACAGAACGATTTACCACACCCCTTAGAGGCTTCATAGCTTCTACCCAGTATCCAGTGTAGTAACTATTAGCTGCTACTCCTGAATAAAGGCTGTTGTTCTCATAGTACTCTAGCAACCTAGCATACTTCTCTTGTGGTGAGAGGTCAGTATGGCTAAGTGGTATTGCTAACTGATTTTTAGTGCTAAACAAATTAAATAAACTCATTATTGTTCTCCTATCCCGATTCTTGTACGGTATCCTTCAGATAAATAGTTTTCCAGATAGAGAACTACTTGATTGAAAGCATCTGTGGAATCCTTATACTTACTGTTTGGAAAGCTGAAAATCTCTTCTTCAAAATTAAACAGCCAAGGAAATTCTTCTGCTGGGGGTGGAAGCATCACACAGCCCTTTTCACACCATAGAGAGGCATTGAAAGCTCTAGTAATCTTATCTACTGTTGGGGTAAAGGGAACCAGCAACTCTGCTAACCAAGGGTCAGCACTTTGAGCTAAAGTTTGTAAGATAGAGATACCTGAGGCTTTAGACTCAATAATTACTCCCCTAAGCTCATATCTATACTTCTTAGCATATTCTTTTACTTTGGCTTCTAGTGCAGGGAAGTCTAACTTGTCATAATAGACTTCTCTAATAAAGAGCCTGTAGTCTTCAGTCAGTTCTGCTACTACACAACTAGAACGAGCAGCTTCCTCACTTACACTTAGGGCAGTATCCCAAGAAATCCATCTCCCTACTACAGAGGTATTTAGATACCTACTGTAGAACCAATCTTTCTTGAAGATATTACCAGCTACAGGGGTCGGTCTCTGTTGTAACTGACCAGCTACACCCAGTTCTGAAAGCTGACTCTTTAGGTCTTCTATAGCAGCCTCATCAAACTGTTCTTTCCAAAGCAACTCATTCTGAGACTTACGAGGGTCTTTGAAGCCTAGAGAAGAAATAAATCTTTCTCCTTCATACTCTGCTGGTAGACAAAGCAACTCCCACTTTCCCTTCTTTAGAAGGTGTCCAGTCAAATCATCTTCATGCAACCTCTGCATGATAAGAATCTTTACACCAGTAGAAGGGTTATTAAGCCTAGTAGATATAGTATTGTCATACCAAGAGTTAACAAAGTTTCTACTAGCATCAGAATTAGCATCCTGAGCTTTTAGGGGGTCATCTACTATGATGAAATCTCCACCCTCTCCCGTAGCACTTCCACCTACCCCTACAGAAATCCTATAGCCCTCTTTGACATTAGTAAATCTATCCTTTCTATTCTGGTCAGACTTAAGGGGTAGTTCCCACCTATTCTGATACCAGTTAGACTGGATTAAATCCCTACACTTCTGTGAGTCCCTAATAGCTAGGTCTTCACCATAGGAAGCAAACAGGAATTTCTTGCTAGGAGCAAATGTCCACACCCAAGCTGGGAAGAAAACATTTACTAGCAAGGATTTCATGTGTCGAGGAGGGATATTGATTATTAAGTTTCTAAAGTCCCCCCTTAGAGTAGCTTCAAGATAGTTACAGATTGCTTCTATATGCCAGTTGTCTTTGAACTCTGTTTCAGGTTCTACAATCTTCCAAGCATGAATAACAAATTCATGTAAACTTCTTTTACATAACTCCTGTTCAACTTGTTTCTGTGTCGGTAGCTTTGGTAGTAAGTCGCTCAAGTTCCTTCAACTCCTCTAGTGAAAGGTTAGCTAGGTTTACATCAGCTTCAATTTTCCCTTTCATATTTAGTATCATTTCTGTTCCATACCCTCTAGGGGCTCCAACTGTAGACAGATAGAACTTGATAGCTTGAAACTCACCCTTCTTGATGAGTTCCTGAAGCTTTATTTCTGCTGCATCAAGTTCTCTTTCCCTAATTCCTTCTAGGGCTATCTTCAGTTCAGGCTGTTTCTGTATTCTCTTATAGAGCATCTCTTGAGAACTGCCTAAAATCTGAGAAGCCATACTGATTCTTCCCATAGATTTCTCTAAGGCACTAATAATCTCTCTATCAGAAAACTCGTGTCTATCTGTTTTATTTTTCATAATTAGTCTCCTACTTCAATCCTACTAGTTTAGATACTAAGTCCCAAACTGTAATATTCGGGGGAATAATCAAAGTAATAATTGCTACAACAGCTACTACTATTCCTGCCCCCTTCCAAGTTACCTGTCCCCAAATAGTATGTAAACTCTTATCAGCAAAGTGTAAGTCTACTGACTTCTTAAGCTCACTTAGAGAACCTCTAACTTCTTTCTGGTTAGCTTCAAGATTCTCTTGTGAGTCAGTAAATTGCTTTATCAAATCCTGAACCATAGCTTCTTGAGCATTACAGTGGGCTTGAACACACTCTTCAAGAGATACAGTTCTCTCAAACAAACCCTTCTGTCCATTACCATCTATCTGTTTAGTAAGGTGGTCTAGCTTACTTGTTATTCCATCAATTTTTCCTTCTAACCTACCTATATTTAGTTCGTTGTCTGCCACGGTGTTATAAACCTCCGAATTATTGAATTACCTGAACATAAAACTGTTTCCCTGCTAACCATTCGATAGTTAGAAGGGGTCTGTTTCCAGCAGTTCCATTTTCAGCAGATGAATATGTATTATTGTTCGTAGCCTCTACGGTGTGTCTTATGATAAAACCGTTGTTGGCTGTGGTTCCATTTACCCATCCCTGAACAACAGCAATACCACTTGCATTCAGGTTGATAACCTTGGAACCAGTAGAGGTAACAGCAAGAGTACCGAGGTCTGTACTGGAATAGTCGTTACCATCAGAAGCTGCTCCAGCAGTACTCCAGTTATTACTTGTCTTCCAGATATTCCATGTAACCTGATTCTCTACCCAAGCCCTGAGGCATTGATAGACAATTAATGTCTTTGAAGTGTTATAAGAAGCACAGTTCAGGGTTACAGAAGCAGCAGATACTACAGCCCCAACTGGAGGAGGGTTAGTTCCAAGAGACAGGTCAAACCTGAATATGCCTCGTAGGATAGTAGTTGTAGCAGAACCATATCCAATCAGGATAGGGTCTGTATTACCATAGTTTGTGGTAGCTTCCTTCTCACGAAGGATAGAATCATCTACCCCTGAAGTATCCTGCTGTGAAGTATAAGTAGCCATTAGATAGCTCTAACTCCTCTAATTGAAAGAGTTAATTGTTTACAAGTAGTGACTGAATCTAGGTTGAATCCTAGCCAATCTCCTGCGGCTAATGCTACAGTCCAGTTAGTTAGAGTAGTATTTTCCATCTTGACAGCTGTAGTTATTGTTGGAGGTGTAGCTGATGTAATTGTGTCAGCATCAGTAGGTGGGAAGTTAGCATAGGTATCCTTCCAGATATCTACCACTGCAGAACCAGAAGCATCTGCAACCATCCTTACAGAGGTAATTGTCATTTTGAAGGGAACCTCAAAGTATCCCATTACTCCAGTTGCTGGAACTGCTAGACCTGAACCAATAATGATATCAAATCCAACAGTATCATCTACCCAATCTACTCCCTCTGTCTGAGCAGAGTCAGATACTAACTTCTGAGCATTAGTTCCTACTGCTAGAGTAGCTGAGGCATTATCAGCAGTTCCTACCCTAATTCCACCTTTAGCTGTGTACTGACCACCTATAAAGTTAGCAAAGGTAATCTTCTGAGTCTCAGGTGCAGTAGATGGGTCTATTACTATTGGTATTAATTCATCAGTCTCAATGGTAGAGGCTGCATCTAATTCTGTAATTCGTTTATCTGTCATAAAATATTCTCCTAATTTAATTCTATTGCTGTC